TCTGACAGTAGCGATGGGTGCCAAAGCTGTCTACGAAACTAAGTACAAGAAGTACAAGAAGATGGGCTATCCTGCAGAGAAGGCGAAGGAGAAAGCCCTTCAAGACGCTTCAATGGTTTACAACGAGACGCAGCAGAGTAGCGGCAACGCATATCTAAGCGCAATGCAGGTAGATAGAACCCTTGGAAGTGTGGCGCTGACTGTGTTCCGCAATGCTTCTATGGGTTATGAACGCAGAATGGTGCAAGCGTTGAGCAACCTAAAGAACAAGATGCGTCCAGGTTATCGTCAGCAGACTATTGAGTTCATGAAGAAGGAGATGGTACGTGACGGACTCACCGAAGAGCAGGCGAAGGAAAACGCAGAGCGGATGTACAAACGCAGTTGGTTTAAGGATGTTGCAGACACAATCATCTTTGGCTTTGTCTTGCAGGCAGCATGGAACCTCGGTCCTTACCTGCCATATCTGCTTGCCGGTGACGATGACGATGAGAAAGACAGCATGCTTTCCGATGCGCTATGGCACGCCTTGGCTGGTGGTATAGAAGGACTGTCAGGCGGTAACCTGATGAGCGACCTGTATAACAACGCCCGTAACGGCACAGGATGGAGGAACTTCAACCTTAACCTCCTGCCACTGATGAGCGACATACAGAACACCGTAAGGAAGTTTGACAACAACGCCGTAGCAGGATGGAATGAAGTGTTTAACATCATCATTCAGAGTGGTGTTGGCGTGAACCCGCAGACCATCACCGACGCAATGGTAGCCATCATGGACTATACCAACGGCAACCCGGAGGAAGGTCGAGAAATAGCAATGTTGATGATGCGTTTACTACAGATACCTCAAAGCTCGCTGGATAAGTTGTATATCGACGAACTGCAGATGAGTGCACGGGACGCAAAGAAGCTCGACGTACAAACCCTTGCAAAGCGTTATATCGACTACAAGCGTAAGAGGGAAGCGCCACTGACAGACTGGGCATACAGCGACGAGATGCGCCAAAAGGTTGACGACAAGTACTCTAAGCGTTTTGAGAACCTTCTCAAAGAACGTATAGAGCAGTTTGACGACGAGAAGCTACAGCAGTATTACGACACTACAGACCCAGTGCTCAAGAAGTCTATCGGCAAGGAGGTGGCAAAGCGACTGGGAGGTACTGATAGCTACGGAAGTCCGTCTACTGACTACGGAGACACATACCTACGTATGCGTGACTATATAGACCTTGCAGAAGACATCTTGCTGCAGAGCGAAGGTGCGAAGGCAAAGCAAGCCGGCGATACCGAGAGGGAGGAAGACATCAACGCAGCACGTAACGCCATCACTGCAATAAAGAAAGAGCTTGCCGAGGCGACCAGTGAGGAAGAACGTCAGCAGATCATGCAGGACATACGAGAGGAACGTAAGTCGTGGCTCAACGACCTCAACATCACACATGTAAATAAATAAAATACTGAAATATCTGTCTTAAAGTAAATTTGTCGAACAAAGGAAACAGTATGGCAAAGATAAGAAGTTTAAGCAAAGTCCGACCGAAAGAGTCGATGGATAGCGTGAAAGAGGCAAAGCACCTCGGAAACAGTAGGGCGTTTGACATCCTATTGGAGGCACAGCAGCATTGGATAGCGATGGAGACATATCGCAGGGAACGTCATAGGAACAAACGCTACTGCTATGGCGACCAATGGAGTGATACTATTAATGTCGATGGTGCAAGCATGACCGAAGAGGAATATATCAAGAGACAGGGCAGTGTACCATTGAAGAACAACCTCATCCGTCGACTTGTCAAGAACGTGCTCGGAGTATATCGCAGTCAGTCAAAGGAGCCTACATGTACTGCACGTGACAGAGAGGAGCAGCGCTTGGGTGAGACCATGAGCACCATCCTGCAATACAACATGCAACTGAATAGGTCAAGTGAGATACTTGCCCGAACGATGGAGGAGTACCTTATTGGTGGACTGGTGGTACACAGGAAGTGGTTTGGCTGGCGCAACAACAGGCAGGATTGTTGGACGGACTACGTGCAGCCTGACAACTTTATTATAGACACCAACATACAAGACTTCCGAGGTTGGGACTGCAGCCTTGTCGGAGAGTTGCATGACATCAGTTTGGGACAGCTGCTTGAACGTTTTGCCCACAGCCCACAGGACTACCAGCGACTTGTGGATATATATAGTGTTGCGTGCGACCAAAGAGCTTTTGCTTCCTACCTTGACGACTTTGGTGTTGCCAACGGCACGTACGAAAGCAACAAGAGGCAGTTTGACTTCCTGTTTCCACGCGACCCGAGACGCTGCAGGGTGATAGAAGTATGGCGTAAGGAACGCAAGCCACGCTATCGTTGTCACGACTATAACAACGGTGACATTTTCAAGATAGACGTTGAAGACTATCGGGATATGGTGGAAGCAGTGAACCGTGACCGTATAGAACGTGGAACAGCTGCAGGCATGGCAGAGGACGACATACCACTGATACAGGCAGAATGGTTCATGGACGACTACTGGTATTATTACTATCTTAGTCCGCTTGGTGACATCCTTGAAGAAGGCGAAAGCCCATACGCTCATAAAAGCCACCCGTATGTATTTAAGGCATATCCGTTCATCGACGGAGAGATACATTCATTTGTTGCCGACGTGATAGACCAGCAGAGATACGTGAACAGGCTGATAACGATGTACGACTGGATAATGCGTACGAGCGCAAAAGGTGTGCTGATGGTGCCAGAGCAGGTGTTGGAAGGTAGCGGCATGACTATCGACGAGATAGCAGACCAGTGGGCACGCTTTAACGGTGTGATAGTATACAAGGCAAAGCCAGGCATCAATGCACCACAACAGATAGCAAGTAACTCAACGAATATCGGTATCAACGAATTGTTGCAGATACAACTGAAGTTCTTTGAGGATATAAGCGGTGTTCATGGCGCATTACAAGGACGTGCAGGAGCGTCAGGAACAAGTGGCACGCTATATGCACAGCAGGCACAGAACGCCACCACCTCCCTACTCGACTTGTTGGATAGCTTCTCTTCGTTTATCGTAGACGGAGCATACAAGGACGTTAAGAACATGCAGCAGTTCTATGACGACAAACGTACGTTCAACATCGCTGGCAGAGGAGCAAAGATGATTGAATACGACCCGCAGAAACTTAGCGACGTAGAGTTTGACATAAGCATCACCGAGAGCACCAGCACACCTGCTTATAGAGATATGGCAAAAGACTTCCTGATGCAGATATGGCAGAGTGGTCAGATAAGCCTGGAGCAACTGTTACAATATGGAGACTTCCCGTTCGCAGACGATCTGCTGCAGAGCATACAAAGTCAAAAGGAACAGCTGGAACAAGGACAAGTACCACAAGGCATGTCACCGGAGTTGCAAAAGCAGGTACAACAGGGAGCCAACATGCAAGCTGTCAATCAACTGCACGATGCGATGCAACCGACGGCTGCGTAAAACATATATTCAGGATAAAGAAAAGGTGGTTTTTGCCACCTTTTTTTTATTTAGTATATCGTCGCCTCTGTAACAGGCTTATGTTTTGAAATAGCGGAATAGCCATTCTTTTTCACAACCTTTGGTACCGGCATCTCGTTGAAACAAATATGCAAACCAATAGCACGTGTCATCAGTCTGTCATCATGATAACCGTCCTTCGCTTCATAACCACCTTTGTCAGTTTCTACATATGTCAGATATTCATTAAGACATTCTTCCTCACGCTCAGTATATAGACCCTCGCGGACAACCTTCTTTAGATTGTGTATGAGTACCGGCTTAGTCGCAGTATTCGTATGGAAGCCATACTTGCGAGGCGCACCCTCCTTTATATCTTCCGCACTCTGTTTACGAGCATAGAGCTGATCGCCGTACACGTCACGTATAACGTTAAGGATATATTCTGCTTCGCCCTTGGTGTTGTTTGTTTCAAGGGTATTACTCTCTATCACCAGCAGCGCATTGTTATAATATGCGGCAACCTGCGCTGCTTTCCACGCCAGCTTATCCATGTCGATGTGTCCGTGCCATTCAGCTACCACCGTTGGCGGCTCCATACTCATCATATATAACCGGTCAAGGACGAGAATATCAGCAAAGTCAGCTTTCTTACTCATTCCCTTGCCCACGTCGACGACGACAAGATAACGATCAAGGACTGTTTCTTCCTCATCATCTTTCTCTACATCCTGCCACATATAGAGTTGTCCGTTATCTTCTTTTTTGAAACGTAAGTCCATCAAGGCTTCCGCTCCTTCATCATCCTTACCATAAATCTCTCCACGCCACTTAGGTGGTTTGCAAGAAGGTCGGAACCTCTCAACATCTTCATCCGCAAATACTTTACGTCCCGAGAAGGCAAAGGCTTCTATGTCGTTAGACGGAGCTTCCGCAGCGAGGTCTGCATGGTCAGTACACTTTGTCCTCTCGTGAACGTACCAGTTGATACCTTCAAGGGTAGCACCGGACTTCCATAAATACCAGAGGTACGTTCCAGCCTCTTCCCTGTCAGAAGGTGCTTCTTCATTATTACGTTCCCTGTACAACTTCTCTGCAAAGACTACCCTTTCTTTCTCGTCTGCGAATGGTAGCGAGTCGTGTTCAATGTCATACCAGGGGATGAAGAGAGCTTCAAACTGAGACTCCCCCTTCTTTGCAGCAAGGTATTCCCGATGGAAGAAGTTTCCTGCGCCATTAGCCGTCGACTCATATACTATCATGGTGTATGGCTTTAGGAGAATACCAGCACATGCGGAACGAACCATTTGTTCAGGCGACATCTTTTCAGTGTTCTGCCACAGTCCCACCTCCGAACAGTGGACAAGGTTATAGTCACCACCTCGGACGGAGTTAGGATTTTGCGTGGAGCCAATCTTTATCTTGCAGTTGCGCTGTGGTACACGATGGATAGCGCCCGTGAGACCAACCCGCACAAACTTCTTTTCATTAGCATTATACTCCTCTCCCGCTTCATACAGCATCTCTATAGGATATGCGTTTATCATCTTATCATACATATCCCTTATCTCGTCAGAGACGGTGTTCTGCAGGGCAACAATAAGAGAGTTAAGACCAACCTTATGTACAAGCTGCAGCCATGCCATATACATTTGTATGCAGGTCGAGCCACCCCATTGTCGTGCTTTAAGAAGTATTAGACGGATAGGCTTGCCAGCCTTGCGCATCGCCTCCAGTCGAGCGACAAGTTTTCTTTGTGGATGGTTGAGGAAGAAATGAACGTCCTCACCACCTCCCTTCGCTTTGATAACAACAAACAATGCAGCCCAGAAGGGGAAATCATAGCGGCAGCGCACTCGTATAAACTGTCGTATCACCTTCTCCCTTGCCTCTTCCGTGACATCCGTTCCAAATGACTTTAAGAAATTAGCGATAGAATCTGCAGTCACCAACTGTTGCACGAGAGGTACGTCATACATCTCTACAGGCAGCCAGAGTGTCGGAGTAGGGAAATCAGATATGGTGGCGACCTTTCTCTCTCCAACACTCCCCTCCCCTGTTATAGGGTTTACCTTAGCATTGATAGAGTCAAGCCGGCGCCGGTTCTCCTGTAGTATTGTTAGAACGTGTGCTTTAATCTGTTTTTCCGCTGTGCGTAACATTGTCTTTTGATTTTACATACTATCACCTTGGCACTACCAGGAGTAAGATAGAATTTCGGTGCAGGCTGACGGATGACATTAAAGATGATTTGAAAGAATGGCAGGTGTGGCGAAGTCTTATACATCTCGAGCACACGCTTATAAATTTCAAAGAACATCTCTCTCTTGGTAGGGCTCATGTTAAGCAATTTGTTACCCTTCAACATACTTGATATAACTATTGCCGCACGCTCCTCGCTGACCCAAAAACGTTTGGAAGGACGGTTGACTACATTACAAAATATTTCAGGCACACTGATATACGAAGCATTTTCCAACTCATCGTGGTATGCTTGCAACAAATCTGCATTTCTTTCTTCTGCGTATTCAAAGGTGCTACCAGGGTGTTTCATTTAGTTATTTTGTTTGCTCAAAGTTACTAAATCGCTGTTAATAAATAAAATAATAAGAGACATCTTGTGGCTTAACTTTGCTGATATATTATTACAAATAAAAATATTATATCATGGCACAAGCTGATAATCAAGAGGTTAAGAGCAAACGAGAGCTAACGGCGGAGCGTTTGCGCAAGCGTTATCCCGATCGTGAATTTGCAGACGACGAGGCTCTTTTTGGGCAAATTTACGATGATTACGACGATTACGACAAGAAAATTTCAGACTACCAGAACGAAGAGAAGAGGCTGTCGGACATGTTCGCCAGCGACCCACGTTCCACACACTTCCTTGCAAACTGGGCTAATGGAGCCGACCCTGTAATAGAGTTACTTCGCCAGTTCGGTCCTGAGATAAAAGACAAGATGGACGACCCTGCAGAGCAAGACGCAATAGCAGAGGCACACAAAGAATATTTGGAGCGAGTAGCTAAGTCGAAGGAGATGGAAGACCAGTATGTAGCTAACTCGCAGACAACAGTCGACACTATTGACACCTTCCAGCAGGAGAACGGGTTGAGCGATGAGCAGGTAGACGAGATTGTAGCATTGCTCGACAAGATCACCAACGAGGCACTGGTAGGAACTATCACCGCAGAGACACTACTCATGGCAAAGAACGCCCTGAACTTCGATGCTGCCGTAGCAGAGGCAGGAGAAGAGGGAGTCATCGCAGGACGAAACCAGAAGATAGAAGAGCGCCTTCGCAAGAGAAATAGCGGCGATGGAACAGAGCCTATCGGTGGAGGACGAACCGCAGGCGACACAGGAGCGAAGAAACCTAAGTCGATATTCGACATAGCAAGAGGAGCACAGTAACATAATTATCAAATAAGTTTTATTCTAAATTTCAAGAAAAATGGAAGAAGTAACATTGACAACTACCAATCCTTCCGTAGGTACAGGTACTGCAGGACTTAACAGTCAGGTAGGAAACCAGCCTACAACCGTATCGGGTGCAGCAGCCGCCTCCGGTGGTATCGCCCCTGGTAATTTCATTGAGACGGACATTGACAACGATTTGTTTCAGTTTTCGTCAGACGACACGCCTTTGATGAACCTTATGCTCAAAGCCAAGAAGGTGAGCGTAAAGAGTCCTGAGGTAGACCACTACAGTATTGATGAGCCTGGTGCAACAGTGACGGTATCATCCGTGACTGGAAACAAGATCACCCTCATCAACTCCGACAAGATGAAGGTACACGCTTATGACACTCTGAGCGTACCTTCTGTCAAGGGTTATATTTTCAAGAATGGCAGCAACGCAGCTATCAGCCGACCACTGCAGCTGTTTGTTGTTAAGGTTGACGACGACACCAGCTTTACCGTTAAGGCAGTCAACGGTGTGAAGAGCGCAGAGACCGACGAGTATGGTGACCTTCCAAGTGCATCATCTCCAGCCGCAAGTAACACCAACTACATCAAGGCAGGTGACAAGCTCACCATCATGGGTAACGCCCTGTACGAGACACAGAAGGAGGTAGACCCAGACCTCATCCTGCCACAGCCTGAGCGTATATACCTGCAGAAGCGTGGTATGAACCAGATTGTGTCGGACTACTTCGACTCTCAGCGTAAGCGCATCCCATTCTCTCAGGCTATCGTAGCAGAGGCTTCTATCCGCAACTTCAAGGTAAAGGGTAATCGTACCCTGTGGATTTCCGTGCCAGCGAAGTTCCGTGTTAAGGCAAAGAAGACCGGTGACATGCAGTACGTATATAATACCACTGGTGTACGTTGGCAGTTCAAGCGTGAGGTAGAGCATACCGGCAAGTGGACTTATGAGGACTTCATTGGACTCGCTAAGTTGTTCTATACCGGTGAGGACGTGCCATCTTCATGTCTT